CCTGATTTTCAGGCAAAGAATAAACTGCAGAAGGTGAATGTTATCTTCCTGACTGATGGTGAGGGATACCAGAATTCCGTGACGATTGCACGTAAGGGTCGTTATCCTGATTCTCCCGATTACATTGGCAATACAAAGTACAATCGCACTGCTATTCGTGATAGGAAGACTGGTCGTGTGTATGCTGCACTGGATTATGATAACTTCCCTCGTTATGCCAAGGTTCTCTTGCAAACTGTGAAAGACAGGTTCTCAACTGTGAATGTGATTAACTTCCGCATCACTCCTGGACGAGATTTCGCAATGTGTCATCGTTGGTATGGAACTGGTGTAGAGAACTATGAAAAGGCAAAGGGAGAGTTTCGTAAGCAAGGTTGTGTTCAATTCCAAGACACTGGATTTGACCAATTCAATGTGATTGCTGCCAACTCTCTTGCACAAGATGAGGAGTTCTCTGTTCCCGAGAATGCAACAAAAGCACAAATTAAAACTGCTTTTAGTAAAGTTCTTGGTAAGAAAAAGACTAACAAGAAACTTCTTAGCAACTTTATTACTCTAGTTGCCTGACCACCTAGAAGAGTGTCCACTGGACACTCTTCTCTGTCAAATTTTGTTCTATAGTACTTTAAGTTATCTAATATTATGACAAAACCAATTTTGACTCCAACTGAATATGATTCACTTTGCAGTATTCTTGAATGGGCGTGGAATTGTGTTCATTCTGAACCAGAACTTTGTTTGAAAGATGTTGATTATTCATCTACCTCAAAGGTTGTTTCAGAAACTCGTAGTGAAACTGGAATTCACGTTGAATATGAACCAACTGGGATAGACCCCATCAAAACCGGTGAGTGTGGTCTTGGACTTGCAGAGGCATTTGAATATACTCTTGATGAACCAAATGCAGAAAATATTCATACAATGATTACCAATTTGATGTATAAGTTAAATTGCAATCCTTGCCTTGCGAATGGTTTTGGTAATAGTTGGGAAACTCTTGCACCTCTTGTAGATAATCAAGAACGTGAACTTTTGGAAGATAAAAGTGATGACCCTGATGCTACTACTCAAACACTTGAGGGATATGTTGTTGAGCATATTGGTTTGAAGGATAAGGTTGCTCGACTTCAGGAATATTATGACAATGTAAATGAGATAGGTTACATTCAGGTTGATGACAATCTTTGGATTGATGGAGGAAACTCTGACATCTTCCCGACCAGTTGAGGGACCGTCCATTGGATATCCCCTATACCTTTTTCCGTGCTATGATTACGGAGTAATCAAACAAACCGATGCCTACCAAATCTAACATTATGACCGACCAAGCAATCTCCATTCTGAAAGAAAAGTTTGGCACCGAGTTTGGTGTCGATGCAGTGAAAGAAGTTGCAAATGAAATTGGCACTTCGTATGCGACCCTTTCCAAATACCTGAATCAGTATAAAGTGGGTCGTGGTAAATGGAATCTGGAGGCAACCGTGCAAGAACTTGAAGAAACCTACAACTCTCCTGCTGTAGAAGGAACTGATACGGTTCCTGGTGTGGCAACTATGAACTCTGTTGTGCAAAATCTCATTCCCAACAAAGATGCTACCTTCGTCAGCTTTGGTAATTTTTCGGATATTAAAAAGGTTATTCAGTCTGGTCTATTCTATCCTGCTTTCATCACTGGTCTTTCTGGTAATGGAAAAACTTTCGGTGTGGAACAGTCTTGTGCCCAACTTGGTCGGGAACTGATTCGTGTGAACATCACCATCGAAACTGATGAGGATGACCTGATTGGTGGTTTCCGACTCGTGAACGGGGAAACTGTGTGGCACAACGGTCCTGTGGTGGAAGCAATGGAACGTGGTGCTATCCTTCTGCTGGATGAGGTTGATCTTGCTTCTAACAAGATTATGTGTCTTCAGTCTGTGCTTGAGGGTAAGGGTGTGTTCCTCAAGAAAATTGGTAAGCACGTTGTGCCCAAGGCAGGTTTCAATGTGATTGCGACTGCCAACACCAAAGGTAAGGGTTCTGATGATGGTCGTTTCATCGGCACCAATGTTCTCAACGAGGCATTTCTGGAACGATTCCCCATTACCTTTGAGCAGGAGTATCCTACTGTTAGTGTTGAGACTAAAATCTTGACTAAAGTTGCAGAATCACTTAACATTCCTATGATTGGTGAGCACACTGATTTCATCAAGCATCTTTGCACCTGGTCTGAGATTATTCGTAAGACCTTTAACGATGGTGGCATTGATGAAGTCATCAGTACTCGTCGTCTGGTTCATATCATCAAGGCGTATTCTATCTTCGGTAAGAAGGACAAAGCAATCAAGGTTTGTCTGAATCGTTTTGATGATGAAACTAAAGCAACTTTTGTTGAGTTGTATGACAAGATTGATGCAGAGTTCAAAACTGCTGAAGGTGAGTATGTAACTTACGATCTTGACGCTCAGAAAGAAAACTGATATACTAAGGGGAGATAAAACTATCTCCCCTTTTATTATGGATGAGTATCCTTACGGAACAGAATTTATGTTCTCTATTAATTCAAACGATAAAATTGAAATTGAAAAAAAACCCGCGATTATGAAAGATCAAAATAATAATCATTTTTGGAAGTATAACGAAGATAAAATTCTTAAACAACTTGAAGAATATATTGCAGGAACTTATAGTCAGCATTATGTCGATCGTACCGGAGGTGGAACTGAACAAACCCTAGATAAGATCAAACACAATCGTCGTGAGGGTTTTTGTGCCGGTAATGTCACCAAGTATATTGATCGGTATGATACGAAAGGAACTCCTCGCGCTGATCTGTTTAAAGTTCTTCACTATACTATTCTTCTGATCAATCATCTCAATCTCATTGAAAATAAGTGATTATGAAACTATCTGATAAAACCTTAACTCTCCTTAAGAATTTTTCTTCAATTAATCAATCAATTCTTTTTAAAGAAGGAAATTGTCTTAAAACTATTTCTGTAATGAAGAACATCCTTGCAGAGGCGAAGATTGAGGAGGAAATTCCCAAAGATTTTGGAATCTATGATTTGAACCAGTTTTTGAATGGATTGAATCTGCATAAAAATGCAGAACTTGATTTTCAAAACGATAGTTATGTGGTTATTAAAGAAGGTAAATCACGTTCCAAATATTTCTTTGCTGATCCTAATGTAATTGTTACTCCTCCAGATAAAGATATTGCTCTTCCTTCTGAAGACGTATGTTTCCTTCTTGATACCAAAGAACTTGATAAGTTGCTTAAAGCTTCTTCTGTTTATCAATTGCCTGACCTGTCTGTAGTCGGTGAATCGGGTGTAGTAAAACTTGTTGTCCGGGATAAAAAGAACGATACTTCCAATGAATTTTCTGTAATTGTTGGGGAGACTAATGAGGTATTTACTTTTAACTTTAAGGTAGAAAATATCAAAATTATCCCTGGAAACTATGAGGTTGTAGTTTCTTCTAAACTTCTTTCTCGATTTAAAAATACTGGATTTGATGTTACTTATTGGATTGCCCTTGAACCTGACAGTACCTTTGGGTGATATAATCAAGTAATATTGGGGACTTTATTTTGAATATTTTTGTGACTTCTCCATTCCCTGCTGAGAGTGCCATCGTACTTCCTGACCGTCATATAACGAAGATGGCACTCGAATGTTGCCAAATGCTTTCTATTGTTGCTTCTCCTTGGTATCACAACTATGGAGAACTTCATAAGAAAGATGGAAATCCTTATGCGACCGCTAAAGGAGCCTTCCGTAATCATCCCTGTACTAAATGGGCAGCAGAAAGCATCCATAATGCTTATTGGTTGATTAAGCACGGTATGAACATCTGTGACGAATTTCAACTTCGTTATGGAAAACCACATTCGTGTTATAATACACTTTTGGAGGCATACTATTTGTTTCCCAAAGGTAAGATTACAGAAGTGACTCCATTTGCTCGTGCTATGCCTGAGGAATGGAAGTTTGACGACACTATTGATACATTTGAAGCATATAAAAGGTATATTGCATCCAAACCTTGGGTGTCTGATAATTACCTTAAAATGCCTGAACGCAAACCTTCGTGGATAAATTAAATTATGGCAAGTGAATTTCTTCTCACGGAAAAATACCGTCCTCAAGTAATTGACGATTGTATTCTTCCTAATGAAACTAAAAAAACATTTAAGGAGTTTGTAGAGAAGGGTGAGATTCCAAACCTTCTTCTTTCTGGACCTCCTGGTATTGGTAAAACTACAATTGCAAAGGCACTATGTAACGAATTAGGAGCAGATTATTATGTCATCAACGGATCCGACGAAGGACGTTTCCTGGATACTGTACGGAACCAAGCAAAGAACTTCGCTTCGACCGTCTCACTTACGGGATCTTCTAAACACAAAGTCATCATCATCGATGAAGCTGACAACACGGGCAACGACGTACAACTCCTACTACGGGCAAATATTGAGGCATTTTATAGCAACTGCCGATTCATCTTCACATGCAACTACAAGAACAAAATTATTGAACCTCTTCACTCCCGATGTGCAGTCATCGACTTCACAATCAAAGGAAAGCAAAAGGCACAACTCGCAGGAGCATTCTTCAAACGTCTCCAGACGATTCTGGATCAAGAAAAAATTGAGTATGATCAAAAAGTCCTTGCAGAACTTGTATCAAAGCACTTTCCTGATTTCAGGCGTGTTCTCAACGAATGCCAAAGATATTCTACAGGGGGAAAAATCGACGCAGGCATTCTTGCATCTTTCTCAGACATCTCTGTAAATGAACTTATTAAATCTCTCAAAGACAAAAACTTTACAGAAGTTCGTAAGTGGGTGGTCTCCAACCTTGACAACGATGCTTCTGTTTTACTTCGCAGGGTTTATGACGCCTGTTATGATTGCCTTACACCCCAATCTATCCCTGCTGCCGTTCTTGTTATTGCTAAGTATCAATACCAATGTTGTTTTGTGGTTGATCAAGAAATTAACCTCCTAGCAGCATTAACTGAACTTATGTGTGAGGTTGAGTTTAAATGACGCAAAAATCGTTAAAAACTTGTTTGAGATATCCTGGTGGTAAGTCCCGTGCTTGTGAAAAGATGGGACCTTATTTTCCCGACCTTCGCAACTATGATGAATTCCGCGAACCATTTCTTGGTGGAGGAAGTGTTGCAATTTATATCACAAAGAAATATCCCAACCTAGACATTTGGGTAAATGATCTTTATGAACCTCTTGTAAATTTCTGGCAACAACTTCAGATGTTTGGGGATGATCTCAAGAATGAGTTGGTTGATTGTAAACTTGCTTACAATACTCCCGAACTTGCCAAAGAACTTTTTTTAAAATCAAAGGAGAATATCAATGATGAGTCTGAAACGAACTTTAATCGTGCTGTCGCTTTCTATATTGTTAACAAATGCTCTTTTAGTGGTCTTACCGAAAGTTCATCTTTTTCAGGGCAAGCAAGTAACTCCAACTTTTCCCTGCGAGGAATTGAAAAATTGCCAGAGTATTCCAAGTTAATTGCTAATTGGCGTATAACTAACTATTCATACGATTATCTGATGGATGGGAACAAAGGTGCTTTTATGTATCTCGATCCTCCTTATGATATTAAGGATAATCTCTATGGGAACAAAGGATCAATGCACAAAAGATTTGATCACGATAAGTTTGCTGCTGATTGCGATACTAATAATATGGATCAATTGATTAGTTATAATTCTGATCAACTTGTGAAGGATCGTTTTAAGAACTGGAATGCTGCTGAGTTTGATTTAACTTATACAATGCGTTCTGTTGGTGAATATATGCGTGAGCAAAAACAACGTAAAGAACTATTGCTTTTTAATTATGGAATTGAAGGACTGGTTAAACTCGATCAATCAGACGAAGCAAAACCTAATTGACGAAGACCCTTCACTTGAGAAGGAGTATGCACCTTACATTATCAATCGTTGTCTTTCGGGGCAAGTTGATACAGTACTTTTTGCAAATGAAATGAATTTAAATCATCATCTTGATAAAGATATGCAATATTCATTTTATCTAAATAGTATCAGGAAAAGGAAGAGGTTTTCTCCCTGGATCCATAAGGATAAAGTCAAAGACTTAGAATGTGTAAAACAATACTATGGATATAGTAATGAAAAAGCATCTCAGGCATTGAAAATCCTAACAAAAGAACAACTTGCTTTCATTAAAAAACGACTTGATATTGGCGGAACAAAATGACTAACCAAACAATTGAACCTCAAGTAAATTGGTCTCCTAATATGATGGTGGAGGTCATTTTAAATGAACCAGACGACTTTTTAAAAGTTCGTGAAACTTTAACTAGAATTGGAGTAGCTTCTAGAAAAGAAAAAAAACTATATCAAAGTGCTCACATTCTTCATAAACAAGGTAGATATTTCATCACTCATTTTAAAGAGCTGTTTGCTTTGGATGGCAAACACGCAAATCTTACTGTAAATGATGTTCAACGTAGAAACCGTATTGTACGTCTTCTTTCTGATTGGGGACTTATTACAGTAGTTGATTCTGATAAAATTCTTGATATAGCACCTCTCAACCAAATTAAAGTTCTTTCATATAAAGAAAAGGGAGAATGGGTTTTGGAACAAAAGTATAATATAGGTAAAAAAGGAAAAGTTGAAGATGTTGATTGAATTTAAATAACTTTTTATAAAAGTGAAAATACCGTAAAAAGAGGTTGGGTTTTTACTCTTCCTCTTTTTTTCGTATCTTGTATAATTAGTAATGGATGCCGTAAGGGTCCACAAAACACAAACTCGCTGTAAAGGAGCTACCATAATGACTAACCTCACAAGGTATACTGCTGCGGATCTTCCTGCTTTGATGGAAAGAATCAACCGCAATACTATTGGTATGGATGAATACTTTGATCGTATTTTTAAAATTCACGAAACAAATTCCAATTATCCACCATATAATCTTGTTCAAGTCAGTAATGTAGAATCACGCCTCGAACTTGCACTTGCTGGATTTAAAAAGAAAGAAGTTTATGTCTACACGCAAGATGGTAAACTTTTTGTTGAGGGTCAAAAAGAAGATAAAGAAACGGAGTCCAACTATATCCACAAGGGTTTGGCTCAACGGAGTTTTAAGAGAGCGTGGACACTCTCTGATGATACGGAAGTACGATCAGTTGATTTTGAGGATGGGCTTTTGACTGTGACTCTTGGTACAATTGTTCCGGATCATCATAAGCGCAAAGATTATCTCTAAATATTAATACCTGATTTGACCGCAATCTGTCAGGAGGGGGGTGAAAATCCCTCCTTTTTATTATAAATACATATGCGGTCAAATCAGAGTAGAATGAATTACCTAAAGGTTTATTGCAACCTTATCAGGAAAGCGGAAAATAGAACTTCTCCTGAAGGTTATGTTGAAAAGCATCACATATTTCCTAAAAGTATTTTTGGTAAAAATAATAGAGTTATAATTCTCACAGGTAGAGAACATTACATCGCTCATCTTCTTCTTCAAAAAATATGTGAGAAAAGATACGGAATAAGACATAGAAGCACGCAGAAAATGTTGTGTGCCCATATCAATATGAAATCAAAAGGAAGATATTGTAATTCATATTTGTATGAAAACGCAAGGGTAAAGAGAAGTGAAAGTATGAGAGGAGAACTTCACTGGAACTGGAAAGGTGGTGCTGTTAGGAAGTATAATTGTAAAAATAATAAAAAGTATAATAAAATAAAATATTACAATAAAAAAGAAAAATTTAATACAAATGATAATTATAAAAGATATGAATATGAGTTAAAACATTCTTCTGGATTAATTGTTATGACTAAAAGTATGAGAAAGACCTGTGAAGAGTATGGATTAGATCATAGAACTATGAATAAAATTATAAAGGGACAAAGAAAATCTCATAAAGGTTGGACTTGTAAAGAGGTGAAAGAATTGTCTATATAGTTTGTATCGTCGGCGCACGAGGAGCACCTGGCAAAATCCAGGTTGACTCCTCCTTTTTTTATTGCTAAAATATGAGTTATTGGAGGTATTGTCTAAAATGATTAAGATATTGTTTTTAGTTAATAATTGCATTTTGATCAGTCAGATTGAAGAGATAGGTGCTGATATTGGAGAACCTGACTGCAAATTAGTTAAACCATTTCTTATAAAAGAACCACAAATTGAAGGACTTTCGAGAACATTGGAACCTTTTCTAATGGGAGTTACAAAACAAGATACATTTATGATGAGTTCGGATAAGATTATTACTCTCGCTGACCCGACTCCGACGCTTCTTGAAAAATATGAGGATTTAATTAAAGAATGAATTTTTACACTAATGTTCAGTTGATTGGAAATCAATTTTTGGTCCGTGGAGTACAAAATGGTAAAAGATTTGAAACAAGAGATGAGTTTTTTCCAACTCTTTATGTAAAAACTAAAAAGGAATCTAAGTATAGAACATTAAGTGGTGAAACAGTTGAACCAATAAATCCTGGAACAGTTAAAGATTGTCGAGAATTTTATAGTAAATATGA